TTTAGAGCAGGAGGTGGTGGTGGCGGTGCTGGCGGCTATTTGGGACAAGGCGGTAATGGCGGTGCTAGTACAACAGGTACTCCTACCATTTCGCAACTAGCAACTGCTGGTATTGGTGGCGGTGGAGGCGGTGGGGCTGGTGCTTACGGCAGTACATCAATATATGATTATGTTGGTTCTTCTGGTGGTGGCGGTGGTGGTACTGGTTTACTATTAATTGGTTCAAGTGGTACCGCTGGCAATTTAGATGCTAGAGGGACCTTAACTAGTAATGAATATGTTTTTGAACAGATGAATTACGTTGCCACTGGTACAGCACATATTGTAGGTACCACTGAGTATTATGAAGGCAATGATGCTACACCTTATTTGGGTAACTGGAGCCCTAATGTCACATTCAATATGACACAAATGGGCGGCCTAGGCAACACTACTGCACACGGGCATTCACCGTCAACGTGGTTTTACTTTTTTGCTAATACATTACCACAACATACACAAGTTAGATATAGTTTCTACTGGCATTTTGTTGACAGTGTGGACAACGAAACTAGCTTTTTTGATGTAGATGGAGTGCGTTATTTACAATTTACCAAAGTTTGGAACGTGGCCGGAGCATCTTCTACAACAACTAATTTGTGTTCGTCCAACAGTGCCAATGGTGGTAATTTCTCTTGGCGAACCTACAACGGATACAGTTACGCACCTTGGGGCGGTAACAGGGGTGATGGATTCAACGGGTATTTTTACGTAGACACAGGCTGGATCAATCATACCACAGCAAATATTACAGTTGGTACTTTCATCGGCGTAGACCAAGCCGCTACTGATGAAGCTTCTTATATAAGTCATGTAAGATTTCAAACACGAACTGCACCACAAACCACATTTTCTGATGTTACTATGTACAGATCACAGGCAGGGGATGGATGGGACGCACAGGTTTATTCCCTACAGCCTTTCACCGCACCTTGTACTATAGAATTTTTCAAACGTGCGGACTCTGGTGACAATGGTGTCGGTTATACAATGATAGGTTGGAATAACGATCCCACAACTAATGCCAGCTACGATACACTGGATTATTGTGCTTATCCATATAGAACTGACATATACTCGGTGCACCATAATGGTACTCAGGTATTTTTTAGTGGGTCATGGAATCCAAATAATAAATTTTACATTGTTTACGATGTTGATGGTTTCATCAAGCATTATAATGGTAGTACTTTACTTTATTCTGTCAATTATGGTCAAGGGCAAACTGTGTATTTTGACAGTTCGTTTTATTCGGGTAACCAAGTTTTTGGTGGCCTTACAAACGTAAGAGTAGCCAGGGCAGCTTGGAATGGTACTACATATCTAGGTCCAAAGTTTACTGGTGGTGGCGGTGGTTCAGGTGGCACTGCTGGAGCCAATGGTACGGGATTTACCACATTTGTTCCACAGGATGGAAAAGATGGGGGCCTGTATGGTGGTGGCGGTTCGGGTGGTAGCCCAGTTGGGTTAGTTGGGTATAATTATTTTATCACCGGAGGTCGAGGTGGTAACGGAGCTGTTAGGATAGCATATGGTTCAGATGTATCATATCCATTAAACGCAAATACAAGCGTGACTACTGGTAATGCTGTTATTGTACAAAATACATACAGCACAATAACTTTAGCATCAGCAAACAAACCTAGAGATTTATTATACTTTGCTCAAAGAGCACCAGGACTCAAAGGTATAGCGGCTATCAATCTAGGTGGGGGTATTTTCACTATAGGAAAAGCCAGTTTCTTAGCAGATGAGAAGTCGGGCCCATCCAGTAAATTAAATGGCAGTTTGGGTAATATATTTGCTATTGGTCTAAAGCGTGGTAATATTTGGCAATTATGGCAAGACTTTCCACTTGATAGAAGAATTGCTGTTTTAAATCGGGCTTTCCAAAAAGTAGTGACTGTTCCAGGCATTGAAAAAAGTTTTGGTATTAACGAAGTTGCCAAGGTGCAATTAAAATTGATGGGTCCACAAATACGCATTGATGGCCTAATTTTAGCACCAAAAGAAGTTTTCAAAGAAGCACTTGATTTAGTAAATCGTGCTGATGCTAGGTACTTCTCTTTCTTACAGAGAAGATTGGCTAGCCTTGTTGATTTGACAGACCTTAGACGCTTCGGCAGATTAGAGGTGAGATCTAAGTTTAATGTAGTTGATTTTGCCATAGGATTCGCTTTAGTACCAGCTAGCAATTCATTTGGTAGATTGGAAATGTTCAGATTACCGGCTAAATCTCAGCACCCATTACATGAAATTCAGCGTAAGAAAGATCCGGTCACATTCTGGAGTTAATTTGTTTTGCCTAACATAAATAATAAATAATGTTAAATTACGGAGATTCCACATGTATAATGAATTAAACAACATTTTTCCAGACCATTTTTACTTCTACGAAGTCGGAAATATGAGTTTTGGTGATGCTCTAGAACGTTGTGCTAGATTGACCGGAGATGATGGTCATGTTGTGAATTACCAAGGCAGAATAGTTTTTGCTGTAAAACACAAACTAGAAACTGATGATATCAGTTGGCTAAATCCAGTTCCTGGATCACCAATTGAGCCAGCACAAAATAACGGTTAATAGTAAAAAAATAGGAATTAATTATGGCTAAAAGAGTAATTGGTGAGAATTATTCATTCACTGCGTCTACCAGGACTATTATTGTAAATGGTAAAACTATTCGCAGAGAATCACTTGTTCTCATTCTAAACGTAACAAAAAACACAGTAATTTATAATTTTGCGGATCCTAATTTAACAGCCACAGCATATACCGTAACTGTTGATCCTACTACATTTGCTGAGTCAACTACAATTGTATTGAATTACAATACAACTTCTATGGCCAATACCGATAGGCTCAGCATCATAGTTGATGAAGTTAACGAGTTAATGTATCCTTCTGAAACGTTAATGGATCCGGTACAAAAGTTTAGAACCAGTACTCCGCAAGCATTAATTGATACCGACTTTGAATACGGCACACAACCTACTAAATGGGAAACTATCACTTTAATTAATAACAGACCTAGTGCATTCTTTGATGCTACGAGTCCGTTGACTAATGTTAGCAATCCAGGCACCTTTTTTAATGCTTCGGGAAATTATCAAATCACTAACATTTTTGGAGTAGGTAACCGAGCAGTAACAATTAATATTAATAATACCGCTGGTATAACCACATCTACTCCAATTTTCGTACAGGACTGTATAGATCCTAACGCTAATGGGTGGTTTTTACCTAATACCGTTGTTACAAACACCAGTATTACCTATACTGCTCTAGCACCAGTATTCAACCAATCTGTTTATGACTATACAAAAACATATGTTTGGGTAGGAAGTTTTTTCAGTATGTCAGGATTGACTGTAAGTGCATCGGCTGGAGTAGCGTTTACCTTTTCGGGCACAGCAATCACAGTAACTACCATTCAACCTCATGGTTTAGCAGCAGGTAACGGTATTTTTGTTATTGGCACCACAGCTACCACTAATCCACCAAACGGTGTTTGGACTATTAGAAATACTCCTTCCACTACTTCTTTTGTGTTTGATGTATTGAACGCACCAACGGGCACAATTGGTGTAACAGCTGGCGGTTCTGGTTTGACTTTGAATACAACTGTGCTTATTGGTGGTATTATCAGTTTAGTAACAATTAACGTGGCTGGCTCTGGTTATGCAGCAGGTGATATTGTACTCATTTCAGGTGGTGGTGGAAACGCTTTTGCTAAAATTATGGCTGTTAATGGTGGCGTGCCTAACGCTGTTTCTCTTTATCACGGCGGAACAGGATATTCAACTGCTAGTGCTGTTGCTACATCAATGGCATTTAGTTGTAATACAATTTTTGCTAGAACTTATGGATCAAGCATTCATAGACCATGGGACGGCGGTGTAAACTTTACTGCTGGTATTCCTTACAACGGTAACCAAACAATTCGTCAAACACGTCGTTATTTCCGTTACCAGTCTGGTAAAGGTATGCAGTTTAGTACAGGCTCAAACTTTAGTCCACCTATATTTGTTGATAACTTAGTTTCTAGTGGTACTACTGTAACCGTAAACTGCCGTTTGCCACATAGTTTAGGTGCAAACACCTTTATTAGAGTAAGTGGTGCAACAGATACAGCATACAATGGTACTTTCCTAGTTACAGCTACACCATCGTTAACACAATTAACATATACAGCCAACTCTGCTCCTAGCACCAGCCCGACATTGGGATTCCCAATTAATGTCCAAGCATCAAGTTGGTATGGAGCTTGTGTACGTGTGGGCATGTTTGATATGCAAAACGGTTTTTATTGGGAGCATGATGGTCAGCAACTTTATGCTGTATTAAGAAGCAGTACGCAACAATTATCGGGTCTTATTACCACGTTGAATGCAGGTAACACTATTGTAACTGCCAACAGTTCGGTTTTCTCTAAGCAGCTTACTCCAGGTGATTATGTGGTAATTCGCGGGATGAGTCATGTAGTTGAAAATATTTTGAGCGACAGTCAAATGGTAATTTATCCAGAGTATCGTGGTATTAACATTGGTTTTCCTGCTCAAGTAACAATGAGTAAAACTGTTAATACACGTATTCCTCAAAGCCAGTTTAATATAGACAGGTTAGATGGAACAGGAGTGAGCAATTATACCCTTGATTTCACAAGAATGCAAATGTGGTATATTGACTATAGTTGGTATGGTGCTGGTGCTATTCGCTTTGGCATCAAAGATCAGCGTGGTGAAGTGCGTTATGCTCATAGAATTTCTAATGCAGGTAAAAACACAGAAGCCTATATGCGTTCAGGTAACTTACCAGCTAGATATGAAGTCAATACTAATTGGCCATTTACTACTACCACTGCGACGATTTCGTCAGCAGAAACCAGCACTATAAATGTAGCAGACACCAGCCAATTCCCTTCAACGGGTATATTAATTATTAAACAGGCATTATGGGCAAGTGGTGCTATTGAATACATTAGGTATACTGGTAAAACTGGTACCACTTTCACTGGGTTAACTCGTGCCTTACAAAGTTTATCGGGACCCGGTGGATTAGTTAACTTAGGCGGAAGTGCCGGTACAAACACGTTTACTTTTAGCGCACTAGCACCAACTCAAGTTGCCTTATACGCACCACAGGCTGGTGTGACTATTGGGCATTGGGGAAGTTCAGTGGTCATGGACGGTAGATATGACGATGATAAATCGTTCATTTTTAACTATGGTCAATCGGCACAACAGACATTTACGACTGCTGGTACACGCTATCCTGTTTTTAGTGTACGTTTAGCACCCAGTGTGGATCAGGGTTTAACAGGACTTACTGGTGCAAGAGAAATTATCAACAGAATGCAATTGACCATGCGTTCAATTGACTGTTTTGTATCAACTGCTGCTGTTCGAGTTGAGATAATCTTAAATGGTCGTGTAACTGGTACGCCAGGAACATGGACACCAGTGGGCGGTTCTAGTTTAGCACAGTTTGCGACTCACGGAACTACTAGTGCTATTACAGGCGGTGAAGTTATCTTTGTGTTTTTTGTTGCTGCCGGTAACGTTAATAGTACTGACTTGAACTTGGTGCGTGATTTAGGTAACAGTATCTTGGGTGGTGGATATACACTGACTAACACTGTAAGTGACAATAACAAGTATCCAGATGGACCGGACATGGTTACTATTGTTGTTACACCACTAGGTGCAAACTCGGCGGTTGCTGCTCGTTTGAACTGGACAGAAGCACAGGCCTAGTATAAACAGAGACCAAACAATGTGCCGCTATTTGCGGCACATTTTTTTTCTACTCAGAATAAACAATAAATAAAAATATTGGAGAACAGAATGGCCGTTTATGCTTTAATTGATGATAATAATGTTGTAATAGACATTAAGGCAGACGATGAAGAGTGGGTAAAAACTCAGTCTGGACGTTGGATAGAAACTGACCCTCTTACTAGAGGAGGAATCCATATGGAAGGTGGGGTTCCACTAAGAAAAAATTTTGCTCAAATGGGTTATACCTATGATGAAGTGTTAGACGCCTTTATACCACCTAAGCCTGTGCCTAGCTACATAATTGATTCCAATACAGGGCAATGGGTACCCCCGTTCCCTTATCCTGTAGATGGATGGAACTATGCTTGGGACGAAAATGAACAGGCATGGATCAAATGGCCTCCATATCAATAATATAAAGAAGGAGAAATTAATGGGACATTTTGCCCAAGTCGACGAAAATGATATTGTAGTACAAGTTATTGTAGCTGAACAAGATTTTATTAATACTGGTGCAGTTGGCGATCCAAGCCGTTGGATACAGACAAGCTATAATACCAGTGGTGGCGTACATAGACTAGGCGGTACGCCCTTGCGTAAAAACTATGCCGGAATTGGATACACATATAATAGACAGTTGGATGCCTTTATCCCGCCTAAACCTTTCTCCAGCTGGATACTAGATGAAAACACAGGATCATGGAATCCTCCTAAGTCCATGCCCAGTGATGCTGGTACAGGTGACCCACCTAAAATGTATATATGGGACGAATCCATAACTGATTGGACTGAAGTACCACCACCTCCACAACCAGTTTAATTACTCTCTGCTTTTTTGATTCGGTCCATTACCCCAGGATTTTTCATAGTACGATTAATTCCTGGGTGTAATGGATTTGGTGCATTTAGTAACGGTAACCATGCGTATCCTAGATGCTCTGAATTTAGAAATGGAATAAATTCATCTTCGACTGAAATAAAATAGGTTGTGTAACTAAATTTAGAATTGTTGCTAATAAATTTATCTAATTGAATAAGAATTGGGTCACGTATAGTACCGCCCAATTCTTCATCAATCTCTCTTGTTAATGCATCTAGAATAGTCTCACCGTTATCTATCTTTCCCCCGGGCAAGGCCCAAGTCATTGGCCACGAACCGTTGTTTCTTAATAAAAACAAATAACGTTTAGTAGATTTACTGAAAATCAGGGCTCCGACTGCTTGGGTTAATTTGGAACGAAACTCCATGCCCCTACGCCGTAGCGACCCATCACGCTCTTTGTCCATTGTTGATTTTTCCATTTATATTGAATTCCGGTAGTAAGGTTAGTAACGTATTGTACGGTATTTTGATAGTTTACGCTAGTATTATCAAATGCCACTATCCATTTCAACCCATCCCATTCTATAATATCATATGTTGCTTCAACTAGTTCTGGCTCGCCTGGTCTATTCCATAACTGAGCTCCATCTACTGTCATAACATCATAATCATTATTATCTAATGAACCAATGCCGCTTAAGATTAAGAATCTAGTTCCAATACTGGGATTGAGCAAGGAATCGGTTATTTTTACATTTTGCGGATCAATTATGGCGTCTACCGGTAATAGCGTATTAACAGGCAAGGTATCTTGATCAACTGTAAACAATAATAAACTATTATCTACTGGATGATAGGCAACAGTGCCTACTATAGTAATACCATCGTTTTCTAAACGCAATTGACTGATACCATTCTTAAGTAAGTCTGCATTAGGCCCAACCCCGGCCAATTCGCCAAAACTTCGAATGGCCACTCTCCAATCGCCGGTTTGCATGGCAGGTAAAGTACCATCGTCAAATTCTACTTCACTGCGATTAACATAAAGTTGTACAACATTATCAAGATATACCACATTTAAGTTAATAGGAGTATAGATTTGTTTTGTAGCAACAACACTGCCGGCTATGTCGAAATAATTCTGTATACTATTTGTATCAGTGATAGGATCGTAAACACTGGCAATAATTTTATGAATAACACCTTGTTTTTTAATTTTTGCTGGTGCACTTAACCAGATAGGAATCTCAAATGTAAGCGTTGCTATGTCCAATGGATCTTCTGCTCCTACTGGAACTGTACGACTACTGAAGTTTTGGTCAACTAGGTTAATAGTGCTTAGACTAGTCCAATCTATGTAACTATCGGTACTTTGTACCTCTAAACTAGGATTGAATAAAACTGCTAATTGTTCTATTAGTTGTAGTTTTTGGTCTGTGTTTGAAGTCCAAATATCAACCTTCATTGTTAGTAGATATGGGACAGGCATCAACCTTTCGATGGTTACAAGGTCTCCTTGGATATTGGTGTATTCATCTGTATCTGAATCATATGCACGTTCACGAATACGCATTTTGCTCACATGCTGCGGTTCTTGAATACGCTGTCTATCATATTTTAATCCAGATATATAAACTGCCATGGCGGGCACTGATGCCAGACTATTTTCAGAATTTTTAGCAATTATGCTAGAAACCTGTCTACTACTATCTCCATAGTATATAGGTACACGTAAGAGACTGGCCATACCATTATTGTCTTTGCCTAATTGAATTTGAAAGTTATTTAACAGTCTAATGAACTGTTGGATATAACGACGTATTTGACCTGAATAGAAATATGAACTCATTAATCTGCCTTGGGTTTAAGTGCATTATGTAAACTTTGTTTTTGCGGTTGAGTGTTGCCATAAACATCTACATATGTATTAGTATTAGTAATAAAACTATTACGTTGAGTTTTATTATCTGCACTATTATTTGTTATATTAGTTCTTACCTTATCTTCTATCTTTCTCCAACGTACTCCGTCCCATCGGAACAGTCTATTTGGAACAAAATCAACTCTCAAGCAGTAGTCACCAATATCAGGATCTGCAGGAAACGTAACGCTTTGAGTTACATTTTCTCCATTTGGTGCTGTATCGGTGCTGCCTAAATATGCGTTGACACTAAAATTTGCACTGTACTCATCTACACTTCTATGGTAGATAGGTGTTGTATCATATCCGCTTTGTGGTAACTCAATTTCAGCTTGCTGGACAATAGCATCATTTATTTGAGTATACTTGTTATATGTGCTCATGATCTCTCGTATTGGAGTATTATTGTCTTCACTTACAGTAATTTTGTTTATGATATCGCGATATTCTTGGCTGTCTACCAAGGGATTTATTTTACATCTCCAAATATGTGGCCACCATGTTGGGCTGTAGCCTTCCGCACCCCTTGTGCAGTCAGAAACTACAAAAAATCTTTTTAGGGCTGCGGGCAGGTTTGGATCCAAAGTTTCGTAGTCAACAAGATGTTGCAGTTCTAAAACATCTCCATTCATGATTTTTCTACCTATGGCATTTACCATTTCGGTCAGATGAAAAGTCATATACAATGTACCAGTTTGTAGGAATAGCCCAAACTGGCTAAGATCAAAACTATTGTCTGCTACTTGATAACAACCTCTTAGTTTATAGACATTTTCCTCATATTTGCGATCCCTATTTTCTAAAAAGAGCAGATCTTGTATGTTAAGTTCGCTTTGAGTAGCATTACCGGGTTTAGTAAGGTCATCTGTCCCAGGCTGAGGCATTGGGCCCAAATACTTATGAACAAGCACGCCTGTGCCCGAAGCATTCATAAATTCCGCTATGTTTCTATCAAAAAAACGGTAGTCATTAGAATGACGTCCATCACGCCACAGGCTAATTCTAGGCAAGATCACTCTCCAAATATGTTGTATTTATGGATGAATTTGCTATATAATATGGATATGGACGAAGACATTCTAGCTATCTATGAAGCATTACCCCAACGAATACGCGATATAGAGCGGTATTCAGTTCGGCGTGACTTGCTTAAAATGTATAAGACTTGTGAAAATCTCAAACGCGAAATAGCACAAGAAACGGTCAATAGCAGAAATAAGTTAGTAAGTCATCGACTGTTGGATTTAAACAACAAATTTTCTGAGTCAGTGACAAATCTTGATCAATATGTTACACTAGCATTATTGTCAATTTAGGAGCGTAGACATGGCTAAAATTGCTGGAATTAAAGTGCCTAAAAAGAAGGCACCTATTCGTACTCAAATTCAAGCTGACGAGAAAGCCACTGGTCCCGAGCCCAAGTGGGACACCGAGCGAGCTCTTGCTTTTGATACAGAAACATTTGACCATCACTTACGTAAGAGTTTCCACTATTACAATTACCACTATACCACCAAACAGGTTCGCAAGCATTTGAATGACTGGTTACAGCGTAATTCTAAACTTGATCGGCGTAAACTTGCTAGGTTCGCTGCTATTGCAGATCGTTATGTTCTTATGACTCCCTGTAGCCTTATCATGGCACATCGGGCAGGCATGCCTTTGTTAGATAGACATATCAAATACATTCACGATCAAGTAGAGTATAGTTTGACATTGGCAGCAAAGAGTGGTGACATGGGCGAGGACAAATTAGCTACACCTGTCCAAGTTGTAGATCGTAAAGTTACTATACAGGATCGCTTGCAAGAGCGTACTGCGGAATTGATTGGTGAGATTGAAGGTATCTACGACGAAGTCTTAAAAGGTAAAAAGACTGAATTTAAGATTTATGATTTCCTTACAGTAAATCGTGTCCCACAGAGTCAATTAGGTAAATATGAAACGGTATTTCAAAGACACGTTCAAGAACTAATGGCTGCTCAGGACAAAACAGATGGACAATTGGTGGAGTCTTATCGTCACTATCGTGCTGGTGATTACAAACGCTTGTTTGCCTTTCTTGCTGATCTCTTGGCTGGAATCGAGCAGTACCGCGGCGTTAAGAAAGCAGTTAAAAAAGCAAGGGTTCGTAAGGCTCCAGCTAAGGAAAAAGTGGTATCTCGTCTCAAGTTCGCAAGAGAAGATCGTGCACTCAAAGTTGTCAGCATCAATCCCACCGACATTATTGGTGCCCAAGAGCTTTGGGTATTCAATACCAAAACTCGCAAACTTGGGCGATATATTGCAGAAAACTTGGGCCAACTTGGTGTTAAAGGCACTTCAATTACGGGGTTTGATGAAGCTAAAAGTCTAGCTAAGACACTACGCAAACCAGATGAGCAACTAAAAGAGTTTGCACGAGCAGGCAAGGTTGCGTTACGTACTTTTCTAAAAGACATCAAAGCAGTAGAAGTGCGTATGAATGGCAGGATCAACGAGGATACTCTACTACTCAAAGTAGCATAAGCTGAGTCCTACGATAAATAAAATATCGTAGGACTCTACTATGGCCGTAACTAAAAAAACTGGACTTGACAACAAAAACGCATTAATAACACAAAGCCTTGGTGGCCCAGGGCCAATAGCCTATGACGAAGATTTATATACTAGCCTAAACACAAAGCGTAATGAAATCATAGATTACATCAAGTTGCGTTTAGGTGATGGCATGGTAGATGTTGAGCTAGATAAAGAGCATTATGATCTATCTATTAAAACAGCTCTGCTCAAATACAGACAAAAGTCTAGTAATAGTGTTGAAGAAAGTTATGCTTTTCTTAACTTATTACCCGAAACACAAGAGTATATCTTGCCTAACGAGATTATGCAAGTTAGGCAAATATATCGAAGAGGTATTGGATCTGTTACTGGAACCACAGCTAGCCAGTTCGAACCGTTCGCGTCAGGGTATTTGAATACTTATATGCTAGTGGCGGGTCGTGTTGGTGGCCTAGTGAATTATGAACTGTTTACTCAATATCAAGAAATGGCCATGCGTTTCTTTGGTGGTTTCATCAACTACACATTCAACAATGTAACTAAGAAGCTGACCATTGTTCGTAAAATGCCAGCAAGTGGAAAGAATGTTTTTCGTATAAATTCTCTCACTGCCAATGCCACTACAGTAGGAAGTACCATTACTATAGTTGTAAACAACGAGTTTAACATTTCACAAGGGGATATTGTTGTTATCAACAATTGTCCAGTCGCTGGGTACAATGGAAATTATACTGCACAAACTGTTAATATTTCTACAAAAACTGTTACAGTAACATCGGTTACCACACTTGGCGGGTTGTCGGTTACTGGCTTTGATGCAAGTAAAACTGAAGTGACCAGCCCAGTGACAGATAGTCCGGCAGAATCTGTACTACTACACATATATAACTATAAACCCGACTCAATGATTTTAAATGACTACATGATTTTTCCTTGGATACAAGAATATGCTTATAGTTTTGCCAAACGTATATTAGGAGAAGCCCGTAGTAAGTTTGCTCAGCTAGCAGGCCCGGGTGGAGGCACGCAATTAAATGGTACTGCTCTCATTGCAGAAGCCAAAGAAGAAATGGATAAGTTAGAAGAAGATCTAAAACGTTATGTCGACGGTGCTATGCCATTAACATGGGTAATAGGATAATGAAAATATCAGAAGTTATCATAGAAGGAAAAAAGGGCAAATTACATAAGCATGCCGAAAAGGCCATGCACAAGACTCACGCCTATAGTGACGGATACCATACTGATGGAACTATGAATTTTTATCGTGTAGGTATGGCGGCTGCTATGGCAGATGGTGGCAATAAACCTGTTGATTTAGATGAGCGTACTTGGTACTCAACTAACAATGTAGCAGTGCCTTATACTGATTTAGAGCATAAAATGATGCACCAAGCATTCAAAACTGTTAAAACAAATGTTAAAAATCCAGTCAAGGATGGTCGTAGTCGAGAGGCCAGTGACACACATAAGACTAGCCCAGTTCGAGCAAAATCTAAGAACAAATTTGGAGTCTAAGTCATTGACTTAGCATAGATAGTGTCATACACTATCTATATGACACAAATCATCGGTATATCAGGATTCATTGGCTCAGGAAAAGACACTGTAGCCGACTACCTTGTCAACTATCACGGCTTTCGTAGGGAAAGTTTTGCTAATACTCTTAAAGATGCTGTTGCCTGTGTGTTTGGTTGGGACAGAATCATGCTTGAAGGGCGTACTGCTGCTAGTCGTGCCTGGCGTGAACAAGTGGACACATGGTGGGCCGAACGGCTCAAAATGCCTAATCTTACGCCACGCTGGATCTTACAGTACTGGGGCACTGATGTTTGTCGCCATGGATTCCATGATGATATCTGGGTAGCTAGTTTAGAAAACCGACTACGCCAAAGCACAGACAATATTGTAATATCCGATGTGCGTTTCCCAAATGAAGTTCGTGCCATACGTGGTGTGGGTGGGAAAATGATCTGCGTTGAACGTGGTCAGCCACCCGAATGGTTAGCCTGTGCCCTACAGACTGTTCACACTCCAGACGATGATCAGTGGATTATCTCTGATCAACAACTTGATATGCCGTCACGTTACCCTGACATTCATCCCAGTGAATGGGCTTGGTTAGGCACTAAGTTTGATCAAGTCATTGATAATAACGGGACAGTAGATGAGCTTTACGCTCAAATTAAAAGTCTGGTTGAATAGGACTAGGACGCCAACTAGTTTTAGTAACTTCTATAGTGCAGTTAAGGCAAATTGTTTTCAAATTTGCCCAATGATTATTCTTGATATCCCCATCAACATAAAATACTCTGCTTTGTTGATGTAATTTGAACTTGAAGTTGCATTTGTCGCATTTATCGTGCTTTTTATATCCTGATTTAACCCAACCCGGAACTAGTGGTTGCGGTTTACGGTGATTGTGTATGCAAGGAGTGCAGGCGGTTCTGTAATAAACCTTACCCTTGCGATAATAGTTTATTGCGATTAAATTCTTTTTACATATAGGGCATAAAGTCCGTTCCATATTAATATTTATAAAGGACCATTAAAGGACCGTAAACATGGGTTCTTTTGTGTTTTCAAAATAAATATTTGAACAGATAATATATCTTATCTTCTAAAAGGAATGGATTATGGCACTAGTATCACCAGGTGTACAAGTTACAATTACAGATGAAGCACAATATTTGCCAACAGCTATTGGCTCAGTGCCGTTTGTAGTGGTAGCTACCGAACAAGACAAAACAATAAATGGCGTAACCGCAGAGGCCACTACAAAAGCCAAAGCAGGTCAAATTTATGGTATAACAAGCCAACGCGAGCTTACAAGTTTATTTGGTGCTCCTAAATTTAGACGTAGTTCAAGCGATACGCCGTTACACGGTGACGAGCTCAACGAATATGGTCTAATGGCAGCGTACAGTGCCTTGGGACTTGGTAACAGAGTATGGGTAGTACGTGCAGATATTGACACTAAACAATTAATTGGTAGCACAGTAAGACCTCGTGGTTTTGTGCCTAATGGAACTAATTGGTTAGACACTGCTGAATCTACATGGGGCATATATGAGTTTGATGCCAATACTCCATCGGGGCAAGACCCATTTGTTCGTAAAACACCTTTGATTATAAGTGATACAGACAAAACTACAGGTTCGCCTAATTATGTTCCTTTATCAACTGAAGGTACTGTTGGCGATTATGCTGTAGTAACATTAACTGATAAAAACTACATTTTTTACAAAACACAAGGATCGTCAGCAGGGTCGGCACAATGGGTAAACATCGGTAACGGTAGTGCCACCTGGATAGAAAATGTTCCATTGGCAGTGTCTACTAAAACCACAATCAGTGCCGGACTTGATGGTCTTGGTAATATCGCTGTTGGTAGCACATTTAATATCAATGCAAATGTCTATACTGTAAGTGGATCCTCTATAACAAGTATTACTAGCCTTAGCTCATTATTGAATACTTGGTTAAGCAGTACAGTACCTGGTGTAAGAACCACAGTAAATACAGGCGATCTTCTACAGTTTTTTGCCAATGCTCAAGCTGCTTCAGATGGTAATTTATCTGCTCCTGATGGTAAAATTCGTATTATAGATGGTATCAATAGTCCTTTACAGAACCTAGGATTTTTTGGGTTACCACCTGCTTTACCGGCCAATATTGATCACCCCCACACTGGAAATGTTTCTAGTATTGGTGTAAGTTGGAATTGGAGTGTATCTAATCAGAAATGGCATCAAGCATCCTACACCTTCCAAAAGGCAGCAGTGGTTCATGCTTCCAACAATAATCCGCCAAAATGGCGTAAAGAAGAATACCTAAATGGTGGTTCTGCTAGACCTAGCGGCAGCGTATGGATGAAGAACACAAGCACTAACAACGGTGTTAACATCAAATACAAAAGATACAACGCTACAGCCAATAGTTGGTTGACTCTAGCAAACAAGGTTTACGCCAATGCTTATGATGCAATTTACGATCTAGATCGTGCTGGTGGTGGTTTGAACATCGATGTTGGCAGCGTTTTCACTATGCAAGTACCAATGAACAATGGTTTAGTTGGTTTCAAAGTTTACACCCAAAAATCCAAAGGCCAAACCAAAGTTACTGGTGCTAATTCTACAATGACCATGACAACTGGTAACACATTTACCATTAAAGTAAGCCAATTAGATGGTTCGGCAATTACAAGAACTTGTACTATTGGTGTCATTGGATCTGATACTTTTGCAAACCAAAAAGCATTTGTACAGGCTATTTTAGACCAAAATATTCCTAATGTAAGTGCTGTGGTAGAATCTACAGGAAAAATTAGCATCATACACAGAAGTGGTGGTATAATATCTCTTAACAATGTCTCAGGAACTCCGTTAACTACTGCAGGGTTTACTAGTTCTACTCTTGGTGTAGTTATGAACATAGGTGGAACGGTTGGCGATATAAATTTAACCAATTGGAGCGATTCTGAATTATACGTTCATAGCACCAGTGCTCCAGCAGCTAACCCACCAGATGGTAAACTATGGTATTATAGTGATCCTGCCACAGTTGACATCATGATCAATGACGATTCGGGTTGGAGAGGCTATCGTGTTCTAACATCTGATTCAAGAGGTTATAACCTAACATTGACCGATCCTTTAGGAGTTATTGTCAGTGCTAGTGAACCTACTGTACAGCAAGGTGGTGGAGCATTACAAAGCGGTGATTTATGGTTAGATTCTAGTGACTTAGAAAATTATCCTAGACTATACAGATTTGATAAAACTTCTAGGGTTTGGAACCTAATCAATAATGCTGATCGTTTGAGTCAAAATGGCATTGTGTTTGCTGACGCACGTTGGGATATGACAGGAACAGTTGATCCTGTTACTGACACATTACCTCCTGTGGCTGCCATGCTAACATCAAACTATATTGATCAAGATGCACCTGACTACAGACTTTATCCACGTGGAACTTTGTTGTTCAACACTCGTCGTAGTGGTTACACAGTTAAGAAATTTGTTAATAACTACTTTAACAATTCTGCTTTCCCAAGTTTACCAACAGTGCCAGGAGCTGCTAGCACATTACCAGCTCAAACATCAACATGGGTAACAGAAATTGGTTACAAAACAAATGGCGAACCAAAAATGGGACGTCATTCGCAGCGTAATGAAGTAGTGGCAGCACTTAGAGCTGCTGTTGATGGTAATACAGATTTGCGTGAAGAAGGATATAATTATAATTTGCTTGCTGCCCCTGGGTACCCGGAACTTATTCCGAACTTGATTGCTTTAAATAATGACAGAGGCCAAACAGGTTTTGTTATCGGTGACACAGCAATGCAGTTACCAAACAGTGCATCAGCAATTATCAATTATGAGGATAACGAACTTACAACTGCAAGTCCTTATTTGGCAGTGTATTATCCAAGTGCATTAACGAATGACTTGACAGGAAATGATATTGTTGTTCCAGCCAGCCACATGATGTTGCGTACATTCTTGTATAATGATCAAGTTGCCTATCCATGGTTTGCACCAGCAGGCACACGTCGTGGTCTAATCGATAATGCTAATGCTATTGGGTACATTGATCCTGACACTGGTGTGTTTATGCGTACTGGCATCAATAATGCTCTACGTGATACTCTGTACGATAATCGTATTAACCCAATCACACTACTAAATGGTGTAGGTATTGTTGCTTACGGTCAAAAGACTCGCAATTCAGCTATCAGTAATGCTGGTAGTAGTCTAGATCGAGTAAATGTGGCACGTTTGGTAAGTTATCTAAGAACAATAATGACTGGTATCGCTAACCAGTTCATTTTTGAACCAAATGATAAAATTACCAGAGATCAGATCAAGACAGCTATTGATGGTGTGCTTAACGATTTAGTTGCTAAACGTGGTGTATATGATTACTTGGTGGTTTGTGATGAAACAAACAATACCAGTGACAGAATAGCACGTAATGAACTCTATGTTGATGTCGCTATTGAGCCAATGAAGGCAGTAGAATTTATCTATATCCCGATTAGACTCAAGAATCCAGGAAGCATTTCTGGGGCTTCAGTAACAACAGAGACAGCATAAACTATGTAGATAATGGCTGGGTAGCTTGGAGTTGACCCAGCCAAAAAAGACGTAAATATTAGTGTAGACTAGGAGATTAAAATGGCAGTTGCCTCATTAACAAGATTCACAGTACCTTTGCCAACTAACCAGAGTGCAAGTACACAAGGCCTATTGATGCCTAAATTACAATATCGTTTTCGAATCATCTTTGAAGGATTAGGTGTAAGCAATGCCGATTTAGTAGAGATGACAAAACAAGTTGTAAGTTTTAATCGTCCTACAGTAAGTTTTTCGAATACTGATATTCATGTTTATAACAGTGTGGTTCGTTTAGCTGGTAAACATGAATGGAGTGATTGCTCTATCACGTTACGTGATGATGCTCAGAACAACGTTAGTCGACTAATCGGCGAACAGATGCAAAAGCAGTTTGATTTCTACGAACAAGCTAGTGCTTCTGCTGGTATTGCCTACAAGTTTACAACCAAATGTGAAATGTTAGATGGTGGTAACGGTGTATTTGAACCAACTGTGTTAGAGCGTTGGGAGCTGTACGGTTGCTATATTCGTGAAGCAAATTATAATGAAGTAAACTATGCCAACAGTGATCCGGTACAGATTCAATTAAGCCTACGATTTGACAACGCTATCCAGACAGATTCTGGTGGTACTGCTGCCGGTATTGGTAGATTTGTTGGTCGTGCTATTGAACAGACTGTTACTGGTTAATGTAACTTTTATATACAAAAAAGGGGACTTGTTCCCCTTTTTTCATTAATAAATACTATATGGCTTCAATCTTTTCAGATGCAATGAGTTTTATGCGAGCTGCCTTTAAAGGTGCAGTAAGCACTGATTTTCTTCGTGACTATAAACACGCAAGCGAATTGTTTGTGGGTAATGATTTTAGTTTAATCCCAAAATCTGGTTATCTATTTCATGTATTCTTCGATCTTAATCCTTATGCTGCTAACCCTATTTTGCTTGATTCTACTAGATCGGCTGAAATTGGGATGATGGTGAAAGATGTAGAACTTCCAAAATTTTCAATAGATTATAAAAGCTATAATGCCTACAATAGACCTAATATTGTGCAAAGCAAAATTAAGTATGATCAAGTCAATATAACTTTTAGGGACGATAGTGTTAACCTAATAAGAAACTTTTGGTTTGATTACTACAGTTATTATTACGCAGATACATTAAATCCTATTGAAGTACATAGGCAGGACTATAAGTATGTACCAAACAGCCCTTATGATTTTGGATTTAAACTAAGATCAGACATACCCGACTACAAATATTTACAGGCCATACGAATTTATAGTCTAACTCATAACCAATTCAGCGAATACCTGTTAGTAAATCCTATCATAACAAATTTTAGACATCCTAAGCATGATTATGAGGGACAAGAATCAGCCGGTATGACTCACGATATGTCGGTAAATTATGAAGGTGTCTTTTATAATCAAGGTTATGTAGATAGTGGCGAAGTCAAAGGATTCGCCACATTACATTATGACAGAACAAGATCACCACTAAACAGGATTGGATCACGAAGAACCATTTTTGGAGCCGGTGGCTTAATTAATACGGCATCAAGTATTATCACCGACATAGGAAGAGGCAATTATCTCAGTGCCATTTTTAAATTTGCAACTGCTAGAAATTCGTTCAAAGGTGTCAATATTAAAAAAGCAGCATTAAATGAGATTAGACAATCCTTTACAGTAAGTGCTACTAACGCAATCACAGGATTGATTACTCAATCAATGAGATCATCAAACAACAATGGATATAATATTATATCTAATAGGACATTACCCAACGCTTCAGAGGGCCCAAGTATAAATGATGTTGGTTCGGTGTTAGCACTTACTGGTGCTGCCGTTCTGTTAAATTCAAGAACCAGTTCTAACAAGTATCAACAAACTCCTATTACTCAAGCCACAAAGTCACAAGTTAATAACAACTACGATCCACGATTCCCTACCGTTCCGGGAACTGCGATTCCTGCCTCGGCCCCTAGTAGTTTACTCAAGGCAAATGATAATACAATTTTGTTAAAAGATACTAATCAACGCTTGATTGATATTCAGCAACAGCGGATAAACATTAATCAAAATATCACTACTTTAGATAAACAATTACGATCTTTATCGCAAACTGCTGCTAACGAGCAAAAACAAATTGCCAGTTTAACTGTAGTTATCAGCAATTTGAATAACAAATTAGCAATAGCGAGAAATGCTGGCACTAGTCAAGATATAATAGATGGCATATTACAGCAGATATCAGTAGCAATAGCAGATAAACAGGCCAGCGAGGCTAGGTTAACTAGTTTACGTACTGAGATAACTCAAACTCAAAGTAAAATAAATTCTGCAATTATAGAAAGAAATGCTATAAATGGCTAACAATTTAACTTCAACATCTGGTAATAATAATACCGGTGATAACTTTCTCAATAATTTTTACAAACCAACGTACACTATTTCGTCTAATACTGATTCGGCAATAATTGCTTTCTTTGAAAATCAAACAGGTGAACTTGAATCAGCTAAAGTGTTAGCAAGTTCTGTTGTGTATACAGCATTGGCACAGGGCGTAGACCCTCTTACTATCATTGACCAAATGCGTAACATGAACATTGATGAACGAAATCGTTTTACTTCTACCTTTTTAAACTTTAATAGAATTGGCACTAGCCAGCTTGGTGTTCATCTTCCAAGTCGGAACAATCGTTTCATTCAAAGAATGATTTCCCCACCTTTAACTTCTTATGCAGATGGTAGTAGTCCGGATCGTGCAGCCAACAACGCAAGATCAATCAAGTTTTTAACAGGTACAAATACTAACGGATATTATTGGATAAGGGGTGCTAACAACACAGTAATGCAGGTATATTGCGACATGAATGGTAGTGAGTCGGGCGGTAATGTCGGAGGGTGGATGAGGTTTGATAACGACCTAGTAAAACAGTATAGAAACTCTGCTATTAATTTAATTACAAAAGATTACCAGGTAACTGCAACAGGCGGATTCGTTGCGTCCAATCCTAGAAATGGTATTCTAAAAGGATTAAGATGGGATCTAGGGCCCAATGTAAAGTTGACTGGAATACGAATCAATAGAGTTCAATTCAACTGTGTAGGCGGGCAAGATGGATACTTTGCTGCCGACGCACCCAGTCCTGAATGGGGAGGTGGCAATCCCACTAATAACATGGTTGTTACGTTTACTGAGAATGATTTCGACCTTGGTAATAATTTTAGCAGCTATGGTTGGGCATTGGGCAACGGTAGAGAAACCAGCAGCGACCTAATAAGATTATACAAAAAAGCTAGCTCGAGTATTTGGCCTGCTCAATTTCAAGGAATAGTAACTTTAGATTCTACTGCCTTTTTCCAATATGACTCAACGCAGTTAGAAACTGGTAGATACATATATTACTACGAATCAGACAGTGCATCGGAATATAACAATATAATTGATTATATCATTTGGTTAAGATAATGGCCAAATACGCAACTGGCAAATACACAATAAAGAATCGTGCCAAGTATGCAGGCAAAAGGGAACCCACCTATAGAAGTAGTTGGGAATTTACATTTATGCTTTTTTGTGACAATAATCCTAATATACTTCAATGGGCAAGCGAACCATTTATGATTCCTTATCGTAATCCTTTTACTGGAAAGAAAACAGTATATGTGCCAGATTTTATGATAGTTTATGTTGATAAGAACCAACAGCAACATGCAGAAGTAATAGAAGTTAAACCAACAAGAGAAGCAAGAATGGAAAGTGCTCGCAGTGTAAGGGATCGAGCAAGTTTAGCATTGAACATAGCAAAGTGGGAAGCTGCACATGATTGGTGTAAACAACAAGGAATCAAGTTTAGAGTAGTCACAGAACAAGATATCTTCACTAACATTCGCAGTAAATAAATATCCATATGACAAAAAAACTTGAAGAATTGTTTGATTTACCGGAATCTGCACCTGAGCCGCTAGAGTCTAGGCCAGTTGATATCAATAATCTGCTGGACCAAAGAAAGCAAGAGTTGGAATCTGCCAAAGACATTATAGATCGTATTGATCAGGCTTTACCGCAGGTAAGTGATTTAGATCATGCAGATCTAGAATTAGATGAGCTATCTGATATGGCCAAGGACAAGTTTGAGGACTTAATGAACTTAGGGATGAACGTAGAAGCTAGATTCAGTGGACAAATACTACAAACTGCCGGTGTATTATTGGGTCATGCTATCACTGCTAAACAAGCTAAAATAGATAAAAAATTACGAATGATTGATTTACAGTTGAAGAAAATGCGATTAGATCAAACTGCTCAAAAAGAAAGCTCCTCAGCACCAATAGATGGTCATGCAGTGGTAGTTGATAGAAATAGTTTGTTAAAACAACTTCTTGAGCAAAGCAAACCACAAAAGTAAAGGTAAGATTATAAATATACATATTAGGAATACCTATGAAACCATTTACTGAATATCTTATAAATCTTAAACCTGTATACGAATTTGTAGTTCGTATAGCTGGCTGCGAAGATTTTAATGAAGACATGAAGAAACGAGTACAGACCAGTTTAGATGCCTATGTTGTTGAGAATTTTGGATCAGTTAAGCGTTTACCAATCAAAGAACACGCAGATTTTCCTTCAATGGGTGCCTGTGAAGTCTGTATGATGGAAGTAACTTTAAAGTATCCAGTTGTCACAGATCAATTGCGTCAGGTCATAGCTGAAAGTTTAGGTCTAACTGCAAGTAGTGTTATGGTAAGAACCAAAGGTGAAGAAGCTAATTTCACTCCAGTGGCAACTCCCAAAAAAGCCAAAGATGGTTCTGTATTAAATAACCCTGTGATTGAAGCTGAATCTGCACAAGAATTAGCTGGTCAAAAACGTGTTGACAGTATGCTTAAAGAATTATCAAAGAAAACACGCAAATATGAGTTTGCTGCTAAAGAAACCCCTAAAGGAAAGTAAAAATGGATTTTAAGAAACTATTAGAAAAAATTGACTCCTTAGGGGGCAAGCAACTTAACGAATCTAAAGAAGATTACGAATATTATTTTGGTAAAGACAAAAAAGACTCAGGCTCAAAAGAACGTGAGACTGATACAGGGCATATGGCCAAAAAAACTGACAAAGGTACTCAGTATACTAAAAAAGATTTACCTGGTCAAGACACTAGTAAGGACGCTGACACTAAACGTGCAGAAAAACGTGCCAAGAAAGATAAAGTTGATGAAGCAGAATTAGGTCAACCTTGGAATGCCAACATGAAGGTGCCACCTCCCACACCACCTGAAAAACCGGGTATGGATCCTCTACAGGGCATGACATTAGATCAAGCTCTAGCTCATCCCAAGTATAAAACTGATCCCAAGTTTCGTGCTGAAGTAGATAAAGCACTGGCATTTGCACAAGGATTGAAACCAGGTCAAAAACCAGTTCCCAGTCCATTGGCCAAGGAAGGTTTTGATTTCCATAACTTATTATCTAAACTAGATTACATTGCCGAAGCTAAAAAAGAAGAAATGGATGAAGAAAAAACAGAAGAAGGTAATGAATTTTCTGGTGAACTAGCCAAAGCTAAAGCCTCAGGTGCAGACGAGTTTGAAGTTGACGGCAAAAAATATCCGGTAAAGGAAGCCAAAGACAAAGATGATGATATTAAAGAAGAAGATGATGCCGACGATGAAGATGATTTAAATGAAAGCGTTGAGGATATCTACGAAGCTCATGTCTATCATCGTGTCAAGCACATGGACGGTAAGTCAGATTATCAACATCATAAAACATTCAAGGACGAAGAAGAAGCACAAGACTACGCAAAGTCATGGAATAAGAAACACGGTGACGATAAAAAAACTGCTATTGTTAAACTTAAGAAAGTTGGCGAAGCCATTGAACGTAATCCACATGAAGCATTAGAAGAATGTTATGATGGTGCAATGATGCAGAAAGAGCAGGAGTCTGGGCTAAACATCAATGCAAGCACGGATACAAAGACGGGCAGTAAATCATTGACTGTGACTGCTAGCGGTGATGCAGCAGATGAATTAGCCAAGTTGATTCAATTGAGCGGTCTAGCCAGTGGCGGATCATCAATGGCAACAGGGCCGCATGAAATGGAAGAGGAATATGCCAATACTCCGGAACCTGAAGTACAAGGCATAGAAGTCCAAATGCAACAGGGCAATGACCTTAATCGTCCTAAGACCCAACATCAACATAGCTATCGTCAAGGTGACAATCCCATGGCTATGCGTGAAGCAAAAGAGCTTGCAGAAATTGAACGCCGTCTGAATGAGGAATTAGCAGCATTTAAAGTTCTAGCTGAAAAGAAAGGCAAGAAGCCAGACTTTCTAGACATGGACAAAGATGGCGACCGGAAAGAGCCAATGAAAAAGGCCATTGCCGACAAATCAAAAAAAAAGTAAGTGAGACTGTTGTTGCTGAAAAGGCAGTAAGTCAGCAACAACAGAAATTCATGGGCATGGTGCACGCCATGCAAAAAGGCAAAAAAGTCAAAAGTGCCAGTCCCGAGCTTAAAAAAGTAGCTAGTACTATGGGCAAGAAAGATGCTCGAGACTTTGCCAGCACCAAGCATAAGGGACTGCCCAAACGGGCTGGCAAATAATGCGGCAAATTAAATTTAGGTCAGAAGACTTTGTGCCTAAAGAAAACGTGCACGACGCTTATATCTCAGAATCTGAATTAAATGAATTACGTCGTCTTGCTGGTATTGAACCCTCAGTGGAATCCATGCCTGGTATAAACATTAGCAAAACAGGCATGGAAAAACGACATTTAGAACGTAAACATAAAATAAAACCTGGTACTCCAGAATGGTTTAAATTATGGTTTAGTTTGCCTTATTTAACTGGTGAAAAACCAATCAAATAAGTATGACTATGAGCAAACCATTAGATTATACATTAATCAAGAAACCTCACACCACAGAATCGTTCAGCGAAAAACAAATAAAAGAATTTATCGCCTGTGCTGATCCCTATTCTGGGCCAGAATATTTTTTAAGAAATTTCTTTTATATACAGCATCCTGTGCGTGGACGGTTATTGTATCAACCCTATGGTTATCAAGTTAGATTGATTGATACTTATCACAATTATAGATTTAGTATCAGCTTAATGCCGCGGCAGACCGGAAAAACGACCAGTGCAGCAGGTTATTTGTTATGGTATGCAATGTTTGTACCTGACTCAACTGTTTTAGTTGCAGCACACAAATATACAGGTGCACAAGAAATCATGCAGCGTGTTAGATATGCTTATGAAAGCGTGCCAGATCATATACGTGCCGGGGTAATAAGTTACAACAAAGGCAGTTTAGAGTTTGACAATGGTTCCCGAATAGTAGCACAAACTACTACAGAAACAACTGGTCGTGGTATGTCAATCTCTTTATTGTATGCTGACGAGTTTGCCTATGTGCGTCCCACGATTGCTAAAGAATTTTGGACATCTATATCACCAACATTGAGCACTGGTGGTAAAGCAATTATTACGTCGACACCAAACTCTGATGAAGATAAGTTTGCAGAGTTGTGGAAAGGTGCAAATAAATGTGTTGATGAATATGGTAATCCAACAGAGTTGGGTGTAAATGGTTTCAAAGCATACCAAGCTCATTGGACCGAGCATCCTGACAGGGATGATAAATGGGCAGCAGAACAACGAGCACAATTGGGTGAGGAACGTTTTAGACGTGAAATCGGATGCGAGTTTATTCGCGATGAAGAAACACTTATTAGTCCTATTCATTTGATAGACATGGTCGGCACTCAGCCCATAGAAAGACAAGGTCAAATACGCTGGTATGCTAAACCTAAGCGTGATCAAACATATGTTATCGCTCTGGATCCAAGTTTAGGTACAGGTGGAGACCCGGCAGCTATACAAGTTTTAGAACTACCAAGCTGTAACCAAGTGGCAGAATGGCAGCATAATAAGACTCCTATACCCGGACAAATCAAGGTTTTGAAAGAGATATGTAATCATATATACGATACAATAGGTACCGAAAATAGTATATATTATAGTGTAGAAAATAATACAATAGGTGAAGCCGCACTGATATCTATAGCAGAGTTAGGTGAGGAAAACATTCGTGGAATTTTTCTAAGCGAACCGGCCAAGATGGGAAATGCTCGTAGATATCGCAAAGGATTTACCACTACCAACAAGAGTAAAATAGCAGTATGTGCTAAATTTAAAACCATGGTCGAGAGTAAACGGTTAACAATTACGAGTTCAACCTAATAAGCGAATTGAAAAACTTTGTAGCATGGGGGGGAAGTTTCGAAGCCAAAATCGGAGAAACAGATGACCTTGTATTAAGTATGCTATTGGCTGTTAGAATGACTCAAGTTTTACAAAGTTTTGATGCTGAAATAGATTCAAAATTCAGAGACAACTTCGATGAAGCTATAGAGCCCATGCCCTTTATCATGATGAGCTAAATATACTATTATGAACAATATTGAAAACATCGCCGAAGAGCTTTTTAACAAAATTCGTTCAAGATTTGAGCCGGTGTCTCTATTTGGGGAAGATGGAAAACCCACTGACAAAGAACGTGAAGCTAGACTGTTTACATTTCCTTATCTAAGCAGAATTTCTGGTCGTAAGCTGGGCTTATTGGATGTAAGTATAATTGATGAAAGAGCATTAAAAATAAGTTTCACAAAGAATATGCCATTCAATTTCAAAATGCAAGGTGAAGAAAATGAATGGGAACAATTTGTGTTAGGTATGAGGAAGTTTGCCAAAAGAAATATTATGGATTTTGACATTCGTGACATTGGCAAAGATATGTTGACTCCTAGAGATAGGCAACAAGTCATAGCCAGCAAAAAACATGCCGAAGAATCTGGTCGTCCCATGAGTGAAAGTATTCAATGGACAGGAACAACACGTACTAGTATACAAGACTTTGGTGAAGCACGTTTAGTAATTCGCCATAGTGAGCGAGTAGATGAAGAAAAACCCGGTGCCCGTAGTCGCAAAATTGAAAGTATGTTTGTGGAAACCACACAAGGCGAGCGGTTTCGTATGCCATATAATAGACTAAGTCTCGGGCGTGCCATGGCACAACATGTAGCTCATGGTGGGCGTGTTTATGATGAAGCAGGGCAGTATATTTCGGGCATGGCTGAAGAAATGAACAATCTTGCTTTCTTTGTACGCAGCACTAAACATAGAACATTCGAAGATACCGAGACTTCGGGCATGGTTGAAGCGGCGTATGGTAGATACAAAAAGTTAAGAGAAACTTTAAGTAGTTTAGGCAAAACACGTAATTATCATGTTTTTGCTGAAAACTTTGTTCCAGAAGATACTGAATTAATAGAAGAATATGACATTGACGAACTCAAAGAACGTTTTGTAAAAAAAATGTTTGATGACAGATTAACTACGGCTCTGCCCTATGTTTATCGTGCTTATCAACAAAGCATGACAGAAGGAAATGGACTAGTAAATGAGTTTTCTGCTTGGGCCGATGATTTGGTAGAAGGTGAGTGGGCCACCCCAGACGACAATGAAAAAATTGAGCAATTACGGAAAATAATGAGCAAGCCAATTTTAGCTGGGCCCGATGGTGATCAAGCCAGTTCTGCCCTAGATGACATAATTGGTTCCGATGATCTAAATCGTGCTTTTGCCGATGCTGCACAAGGTCCCGAGGGTGACAAAACTGATGTTAGGTTGAATATCATAGCATGGTTAGGTGAAAATGGCTTTAGTCAGTTAGCAGCCGAATTCAAACAGTTATTAGCTCAACAAGTTACTGCACCAGAACCCGTTGATCCTGCTAGTCAGGATCCTAACACTGCTCCAAAAACGCAAATGGCTACAACTCAGATTCCTGCTCAACCGGCACAACCAGCAAGAGAAAGTTTAGAACTAGATCAATTGCGTAACCTTGCCGGAATTAGATAAACTACTAAGTTTATAATGGGCAGATTATTTCTGCCTTTTTTGTTGACAAGCTAAATATTAATGTTATACTGTATTTTGTGTATAGTATATCTAGGCACTTTTGTAAGACCATCTTAATTATAAAGGAAAATTCATCATGGCAACTACTCTAGCAGAAATTCGTGCAAAACTTGCAGCAGCCGAGAACCGTGGCTCAACTGGTTCAAGTACAAATGGCGATGGTGGGATCTACCCACACTGGAACATTGAAGAAGGTTCCAACGCCAAAGTAAGATTCCTACCCGACGCAGATCCAAAGAATACTTTCTTTTGGGTTGAACGTGCTATGATCAAGTTACCATTTGCTGGTATCAAGGGTCAGGCTGATAGCCGTCCTGTAATTGTTCAAGTACCCTGTATGGAGATGTATGGCAAAGAAACACCTTGCCCGATCCTAGCAGAAGTTCGCACTTGGTTCAAAGATCCAAGTTTGGAAGATCAAGGTCGGAAATATTGGAAGAAAAAGTCATACCTGTTTCAAGGATTTGTACGCGATAATCCTCTAAAAGAAGATAGGACTCCAGAAAACCCAATTCGCAGGTTTATTATTAGCCCGCAAATTTTTAACCTTATTAAAGGTAGCTTAATGGATCCTGAGCTAGAGAATCTTCCTACAGATTATGAAAATGGTCTTGATTTTACTATTAGTAAAACTAGCAAAGGTGGTTATGCTGATTACAGCACCAGTAAATGGGCACGTCGGGAGACGTCGCTCGCAGCCGCAGACATTGAGGCAATCGACAAATATGGTTTGTTCAATCTATCCGACTTCTTGCCTAAGAAGCCGGGTGAAGTCGAACTGCGTGTAATCAAAGAAATGTTTGAGGCTTCAGTAAATGGGGAAGAGTATGATGTACAGCGTTGGGGGCAATACTATAAACCTCCCGGTTTAGATACTGGCCCTGCTGTCACTGATTCTGCACCAGCACCTGCTGCCGCCCAGGCCCGTGCCTCTGTTGAGGTTGATGACGGTGATGATGAGGATGTGGCTCCTACAGCCCCAGTGAAAACTCCTGAACCCGTAGCCCGTGCTTCTAGTCAAAGGGCAGAAGATATATTGGCGATGATTCGCAATCGTCAGAAGTAATAAGCAGTAATGGACAAGGGCCTGCCCTTG